GGAGGACACGGAATACGAGGTACTTGACGGCGTGATCTTCCCTTCCATTGGATCAGAGGGAGACCGCATGGAGATTGCGTACACGGCTGGCTTTGCCACCATGCCCAAAGACATTCAGCATGCGCTGTATCAGCGCGTCAAATTTGGCTTTGACTTTGGGGATGATATGCCTTACACGCAGCCCCGCTTTTTTGATCGGATTGTATTCCGTTACCGCAGAAACTTTGCATGACCTTAGACCGCAGAATTACTCTCTACCAGCCCACCACGAGCCAGAACAGTTCAGGGCAGGTCAAACGCTCCTTTTCGAGCGCAGGGGATTTCTATGCCCAGGAGGTAATACCTCAAACAGGAACGGTCGGATCTGAGATCTTTGTCAATGATCAGATGCAGAGCCAGTACATGATCACCTGGCGCATGCGATACCAGACAGCTGTATCAGCTGACTGGAAGATTGGCTTTGGTGGTAAGTATTACGATATTATTGCCGTCACGCCCGAAGGGCGGAAACGCTATATCTTAGTGAAAACTAAACAGCGTGACAATGGCATTCTCTAAGACATTCGTGGTCCGAACTCAGTCCGGGAAGACAATGAGCTTCGAGGACTACCGCAGGCAACTTGCCAAGCTCAGTACCTCCGAGGGCCTTCGCATGCGCGAGCTCCGCAGCTTACTCTGGAAAGAGGCCAAGCCTACGGTGACAGCTGCACGGCGTAAAGCATACGCTGGAGCTTCACGCAAAGCAACGGTCAAGCAGTCGGACGGAGAAACCATGAACCTGTACAACTCCATCCAGCGATTCAAAAACAAGCGCAACCCTGACAAGGCTTATGTGGTCATTGGATTGGTTGAGCCCGACAAGGATGGAGCTATCTACGGACGCGCTCAGCTTTTGGGCGGTGGACCAGGATCTCCAAGCCAAAGCCCGCGCCCTGTTGGTGTTGGACGTAAAATATCCAAGCAGACACAGCGCAACAAGCCGTACAAAAGAGACGGTGTGATGGTTGAGCCAAAGTACATCATCAAAGCAAAGAATTTCCTGTTCAAAGCTGCACAGGATACCAATGTGATGATGAGAGCCCAGGCACTCATGCAGCGACACATGGAGAAACGTTTAAAAGTTCTTTTAGGATGAACTACCTCCAGTATGTTTTTGACGCGGTCACGGCCTCTGCCAATGTGGATGTCTACGCCCTCGCTGCTCCTCAAGGCACCACGGATGATCACATTGTGATCAATATACAATCTGTGAACATTACAGAGAGTAAAGATGAGCGTGGATCTGAGGAGATCAGTGCCACTCTTTTCTTTCACTATGCTGATGCTGATGCTGCTCAGCAGGAGCTCGCTGACATCCGCCAGAACTTCCGCGACTATCCGCGCGTGATGCCTATGTTTGAGGATTATGTCAATACAGACAATGGGATCCTGGAAGGTGAGGAATGTGCTGCCGATGCTATTGGTGTGGGTTACAACAGCCCATTCAAACAGGCCTACATGGATGGTTTACAGTACTTTTACGATGAAACAAACGAGCGCGTTCTGCTCGCTGCTGATTTTATTTTCATAACTAATACTTAAAAAAATGGCAAGTATTTCAGGCGGAGAGATCCGCGTATTACTCTCCACAGATGGAGGATCTACTTACAAAGGCTTTGCTCTCGAGAGTGACTGCTCTTTTGAAATGAACGCTGAAACCCGCGAGGTGACCAGCAAAGACGATGCGGTCTTCCGCAGCTATGTCTCCAGCGCAAAGAACTGGACCATCTCTGGCTCCGCTTTGTTCGGTGATGACGATGCCACCAACTGGAATCCTGACGATCTTTATGATTCTATTGGAGCAGAGGTGGACATCAAGATCACCCAATGCGCTGCTGGTACGGTTACTCCCGCAGCTGGTGAAACGAAGATTGAAGGCAACGCGATTCTCACGCAGCTCTCAGCTTCATTCCCAGACAAAGATTCAGGCACCTACACCTTCTCTTTGCAGGGCACTGGAGCTTGGGCTATCGGAACGAACTAATAAACAAACAGGGAAATGGCTAAGTTCACATTGGGTGCTGCTCTTTTATACGAAGAGTTAACTGGCAAGAGCATGACTGATATGACCAATCCGAAAATAACGGACATGGTTTATCTGATCTACGCACAGGAATACTGGGATAAAAATGACCGGCCCAGCTTTGAGCAATTCAAAAAAGAGATGTCCGACAAAGACATCTCTGATGTCAGCAGTGCCTTGAACGGCCCTTTTTCCCCGAGGGAGGCCCAGTAGATATGCTGGGTCTCCTGATCGGGAGGCTGGGATTAAGCAAAGCGGATGCGCTCACACTAACCGCTCGAGAGATCGCTGCTGTCATTAAGCACGGCGTGGAACGAGAGACGGAGGAATGGAAGATGACCAGATGGCTCGCCACAGTCCTGGTCAATGTAAGTGGCAAAAGCGTGAAGAGCAGGGTCAAAGAAACTGATCTGATACGCTTTCCTCATGAGAGAAAAAACAACGGCTTTGCCGACTTTTTAAGAGCTGCAAAAGATGAACCTATTCAGTAAACTCCTTTTAGGCTTAGACACGAAAGCCTTCAGGAGCGGGATTGCAAATGCAGACCGCTCTCTGAAGAAATTCAGTGGACAGCTGAAAAACATTGGAGGGCTTATAGGTGCCACCTTTGCAGGCTCTCAGATCATTTCTTTTACTCGAAATGCAGTTGAGTTAGGCAGCCAGTTAGAAAAGGCCTCTGCGGGCTTCGCTCGCTTTGGCACAGAGGCTGATCTGGAGAAGCTACGCGATCAAACGCGCGGGCTGGTTTCAGATGTCCAGCTCATGCAGAAAACTGTCATGGGTGCAAACCTTGGCATCCCATTTAAAGACATGGGTATTCTGCTGGAGTTTGCCAAACGCCGAGCAGATGAAACTGGCGAAAGCCTGGACACCCTGATCAGCTCCATTGTGGAAGGTGTGGGCCGTAAGTCCACCCGCCGATTGGACAACCTTGGAATCAGTGCAGATCGCCTGAAGGAAAAGGTGGGAGGCGTTAGCCTGGAGATGGCTTCTGTGGCAGATGTCAGCCGGGCAATGGTGGACATTGCCAATGAGGAACTGGCCAAGATGGGCCCAGCATTAAACACGGCCACTGACGAGGTTGAGAAGCTGCGCGTTGAGTGGGAGAACATGACTGCCAGCTTCGGGGTGACTATCGCTCCAACAGTTACAGCTGCCCTCAAAGCAATCACAAGAGGAGCTCAGGCTGCGTTTGCTATGCCAAGCAACAGCTGGCTCAATATAGTCATGGGCTTGGCCACTGGAAACTTCAATCCTGAGCGTCAACCCACCATGCCAGGCGCACCAAACGCCACGGTACCCAGAGATCCCAATGCTCCGCTTGACTATGCGCCCACGGCGATGGCATCTCCCTTTGGTGTATATGCTCCCTCCCCTGAGACGCTTAACAGCATGCAGGAGGCCCTCAAGGCCTTGAAGGATCAGTACCAAGCCGTTGACATTAACAGTGCTGCATTCTCGCAGCTGCGCAGTGAGATTGAGAAACTGGAGCAGCAGATTAAGGATCTGACGGATGGAGTGGTGCCTCAGACAGAGGCAATCAACCTCCAGGCGAAAGCTACAAATGATGTTTACCAGGCTCAGGAAAGGAGCCTAATGATCATGCGCCAGATCCCAGCAGCTGGCAATGCTTACACTGAGTGGGTTAAAGGAATCACAGCTGCCTATGAGGAGTGGAACCAGGAGATCATGACCATGAACTATATCGGCCAGGAGTTTGGGAACATTCTGACCGCCAGCTTCCAGGCAGCCCTGACAAACGGAGAGAGCTTTTTTGACACAATCAAAAAGGGATTCCGCAACTATATCACACAGATTGCTGCTATGACCGCAGCCACCACTGCCCTGGCTTTGGCCGTGGCCTTTGTCACTGGAGGTGCCAACTTTAAGGCAGCCTTCAACAATATCGGAGGAGGCATGGGCCTACCCTTTGGTTTTGACGATACAGGTGAGCTCAAGTTCCGCATTGCAGGCTTTGGAATGGAAGCCTCAAACAACCGCAACCAACGCGGGCTTAATATCTTGGGCAACTAATGGCGGTCCAGCTCTTTGCTTATGCCAAATCCAAAGGCTACGATGTGAAGATCTACGCAGACACCACTGCCGTGGCATACACTCCCTTTGAGTTTACTGTGGCAGATTGGAAAGTGACCTATGATGCAAAGGATACATACGCTCCCGGCATTGTAGGCAGCCGGATGGAACTTGTGGCACCCATCTCACAGAGCAATTTCAGCCAGAACCTGGAGGCTATCCTCCAGGATGGTGATGGCACCTTCTACATGACTCTCTCCAAAAACCTGGGAGACATGTGGAAGGGA